ACACAACCTACGGTTGCGTGTCAAATGGTGGAGAGCCAGGGATTCGAACCCCGTATACCGTAAGGTGGAAGATTTACAGTCTCCTGAAGTCACCAATGCTTCTCGCTCTCCATGTGTTTGGCGACTTGTGATGGAATCGAACCACCGCTAGAAGTTTTGGAGACTTCCGCACTGCCACTATACTAACAAGCCAATGAGGGTAAATACACTAGACAAAAAGGAAACTGCCATGGACAATTTTTTTTCTAGAGACACACGTATTGATCAAGACAGCGCACTTCGCGATCTTGAGAAAAAAGTACATTACCTGATTGCGGCACTTGCGGCCAACGACATGTTACTGGACTCGACCACAAATAATGTGCCTGGTGCACCGTCTGAAGTCATGGGTGACGCACAAGAAGTGGCCAACAACTCCAGTGAATAAATTTGGGTTGACGTACGAGAATCGAACTCATGATAGCGGAATCACAATCCGCGGTTTTACCATTAAACTAACGCCAACACAATTTGGCTCCGGATAAGAGAATCGAACTCTTCTAACCAGTGATTAACAGTCACGCCCATGCACCTTGCTCGGGTTTTCCGGAATAATTTTTACTAATTTTGCATCTTGATTGCGTATGGCCCACTCACTGGAACCCACTCGCACATGCATACAATGCGGAGTTCGTCTAAGAACTCGAATACTTTGTCCTGATCGAAATCCCATGCTCTTCAATCTATCAGTGTAACTGTGGTTGTCTTCAATGTCATCAATGACAGCAGTGATACCTGCTGGCAAGTTGTTTAATGTATCGGTCACAGTCAACTCCTTAAAGGGGAGAGCCACGGTTGCAGGACCTAGTGCCCATTGCTGGGGAAGTATCCGGGCGGTGTGGCTCTCAAAAAATTATCAATCATCTTCATATGGATCTGCATCAGGATCATATGTCCAGCGACCAGTGTCGTGAGCATAGCCTTTTAATGTTCCCATTAAAACTTCTCCGTCATTGACCACAAATACATTGTAATCTTCTCTGCGAACTGTTTTTGCTTTGGGTGGCGGGCGCCGACCCTTGGTGTCAGACTGCAAAGGTATTACACTAACTTTGGTGCTACCCTCATGAATTTTTGCAATACGACCCAAAACAATTCTGTTGTTGTCTGTATAAACTACAACTGCATCGGGTTTGAGTTCATTACCAATGATGTCTTTGTGAGAAACTTTCATACAACTCCTAAAAAAATTGGCGGTCCGAACGGGAATCGAACCCGTCTCCTCGCAGTGACAGTGCGAAATACTAACCGATATACTATCGGACCAAATGTTATAGTCAAGCACCAAGAGATGCCTATTTAGGAGTCCGGGGCTTCCGTTCCATAGCGACTAGCAGTTATATCAGGACCCGTTCCTCGCCAGTTGGGCCCGCATAGTGAAAGCGTCCTCTCACGATACCTTTATTGATGCTTGACTATAACATCTACCATATAGAAGCACTCTCAACGGCAGGCCTAGGAGGGGACTTGCACCACTGAAACTTTCGCATCTGCAGATGCTAGGTTTCTTCTCCTGCTTTGACTTACGCCAAGAATACTTCCATATGGCAGTGGGTACCGGATTCGAACCGGTGTGAATGCCGTGAAAGGGCACTATCCTAGGCCTCTAGATGAACCCACCATATGAAAAAACATTTGGGAACCATTGTGTACTGATTTTTCACAGATTGCGACTCTGCGCTGTACACGGTCATTACTGCCAGACGATCCGCCGCTTTTCTGGATCACCTCACGGTGAGAGCCGGCTTCATGACTGGTAGTAAGTGGACACCCGCCGGTGCCAGTTCACTTCTACCAATGCCTCTAACGGGTCTGGTAACCCTAATGTGTTCTCATATGGTCCCTGTTGCCAGGGCCATATGAAAGTAATTTTTAAAGATCCTTGCAACTGTCTCGATCGACTTTGTTGCTTTGTTAAGTTCTATTGTAGCATCAACTGGTTTATTGGTCAATGCTGGGTGTTGTATTTTGACAACTGCTATTGCACGTTATCTCTAATCCATTGCCAATATTCTTCTGTGCTCATATTTTTCTCCTAAAAACAAAAAACCCTGGGTTTTTAATCCAGGGTCCTTTGAAGTTTGAGTATGTTGTTGAACTATACTCTGTCTCCCTGGACCCTGTTGTTATCTGGTTCACTGCCATTGTTCTCGGTCGTAGACCACAAGGCCAGGCAAGTGCCTAGATCTAGTGTCTGTAGATAATTTGAATAATGTTTCATCTTGTGCTTATTGTATAGGTTTATTTATGCGTTATCAATCTACATTGTGGGTCCGTTACCAGATTTAAATCCTATAACACCACCTTCTGCGGTAATGCGTTTGATCACATCTTCGAACAAGATGGGTGCAAAGTCAGTTTGCTCGACACAAGCACACCAATAGCGAGGATCAATTTCGGTTCCGTACAAGATTTCGCCAGTACGAGCATCTACACCACGTGCCTTCTTCACACGACTAGCGTGTAAGTGTCCGTGAATATTGCACCCAAATCTACCAAGACTTGCTTCGTGTACAGGAATGTGACTCAAAATAAGTCCGTTCATCACATGGTACGCACGTAACTCGCGAAAGTATTCGCGGTATTCATCATCACGGAAGATGTCGTGGTTACCGCGGATCAATACTTTGTCACCATTCAACCGTGCCAAAGTCTTCAAGGCCTTGCGGTTGATCACAACATCACCCAAGTGATACACCTTGTCGTTGGGGCGTACTCGATCGTTCCAACGGCGGATCATTTCCTCATCCATCTCGTCAGGATCCGTCCAGGGACGCAACTTGACTTCAGGATCGTCAGGGTGAGTAAAGCGACACACGCCGGCATGACCAAAATGCGTGTCGCTGACCAAAAATACTGCTGGCATATTGTGCTCCTTTCTTTAATTTGTAATTGTAACACAACGGGAGAATTTAGTCAACTGGGCAGACTTAATGCTAAAGTATTATAGATGTAATCTGCGTCTTCAAAGGTAAGAGGTGCATGCCTGCTGATTCTAACAGCATGCAGTTGATTTATATTGTACCAATTTCCGTTGTACATCTTAAAATTTGTTGTCAAGGTTCTATTTTTGATTTGATCATACCGTTCACCGTCAAGTTCAATTCGTTCAATATTAATGACCTGTGTATCACTATACTGTAACATCCACTGTGCCAACAAACAATATTCGGAAAAATCGTATGGTCGATAGCAATCAAAAGATTTTAAAATTGCTGCCACCCATGGCAATTGCGAATGACCCTGTATGTGATTTTTCAAATCTATCCAAAGTGACTTGGTTATGGGCAAAAATTCCAGTGCCCAAAGTCCAACACGAAAATTGTTGATCCTGGTTAGATCTGTAATAAATTTATAACAATCCTCTGGATGACCGGTGGGATTTCGTGTAACAGATTTGGTAGTATCGACTCCTATTCCAATCAACACTGGGTTGCTATTGTTGAAGTACTCATAAGGCTGAACGCAAAATGCATCGCAGTCGGTAATCAATATATTACTGTCATTGCATATATCTAATGCCATTAATTTATATAGTTGTTGTTTGATATACCAAGAATGCCGACAACTTGCCACAAGTTTTCCATCGGTATGTTGAGACAGCAAATCTCGATCATGACAAAATTCAAATCCTCGAGTATCAATTTCGTACTGGAGATACAATGATTTTATAGCCTCGAGATCCAATAAATCCGAGCAGTAAATTATGGTATGCTCGGGTCTGGGGTTGAGAAATCTATCATAGCGCAAAGAGAGAATAGAATCGATGACTCTATTCTCACCTATAAACATAAGGCGTGTTGTCATGCCTTATTTAACTATTTAATACCTTGGCCACCGAGTTCATTACTGCGGCAATGCGTCCAATGTCACGAAGTTGTTCTACTGAGTAGCCTTCGGCTTTGAGGGTTTCGTAGTGTGCTTTTACACAGAAATGGCACTTGCCCACAATTGAGGCAGCCAGAGAGAATGCTTCAAAGTTTGATTTGGTTGTACCACCATGTGTAGCAATGGCATTCATGCGTAACTGAGCCGGTAGACCTTTTAGGCTTTCGTCGTCAGCCATCTCAACGTAAGGGTACCAAACGTTGTTCTGGGCCATAATACTTGCGGCAGTCATTGCTGACTCTGCGTGTACAGGTGCATCTGCCAACAAGATACTTAGGACTTTTCCGTTGCCTGTTGCGGCCAAGGCAGCCACAGCACAACCCATGGCCACATCAGCATCCAGGGTGCTACGCAAAAGAACAGCATCAAGATTTAACTTGGTGTCTTTTGCATAGTCTGGCAACGCACCTTTGATAGTGTCGTTGAATGCCATATTAGAGTGTCTCTCCGCCTACTGTACGATTACATGCACACAGTTCGCCAGTTTGCAATGCGTCAAGAACTCGCAGGGTTTCTTCTGGTGAGCGACCAACATTCAAGTTGTTCACAGTCACGTGCTGGATTTCGTTGTTGGGGTCAACAATGAATGTGGCACGAAGTGCGGCACCGGCTGGTGCATAGAACACACCCAGTTGTTCGATCAATGATAACTCACCACGCTGTGTATCAGCAAACTGGTGATGTGTGATCTTGATCAAATCACTGTGACTCTTTTGCCAGGCCACTTTGCAAAACTCATTGTCTGTTGAACCTGTGAGCAACACAGCATCACGGTCAGCAAAGTCCGCGGCCAACTTGTCGTATGCTACGATTTCAGTTGGGCATACAAATGTAAAATCTTTTGGATAGTACACAATCACTTTCCACTTGCCTTCGAAACTTTCGTCGGTAATGGTATAGAAAGCGTCTTCGGGCTGTCCGGGACGGACGCCAGTGATTGCAAATGGGGTTAATTTATCGCCTACAGTTTTCATTGTTTCTCCTTGGTTAATGAAACTCAGTGTTAGTACTGAGTCGCTATTATATAGCATAGGAAATGTCTAAGTCAAGGCATTTTGCTATTGTATTTTTCTATGTTGACTATAGAAAAATTTAATCTTTTGTCCCTACCACAAGCCAGCCCAGGCGAAACAAGTCTTCGCGGATTTGATCGGTCACTGTACCTTCAGGCACATGGCCTAGGTCTACCCAATCATTATCGGGCTCGCCTTGTATGCCCGAGCAGTACCAGTCGATATAGTCACCCTCTTCACGCATGTCTGCCACAATACCGCCAGCATGTCGCCAACTGCAACCCCATAGTTTATTTTCGAGCCTGGGCCACACCTCATTCTTTTGAAAGTTATTGTTGCACAAGGCCGCATACAGGTTTTGCGCATAGGTCTTGGTACTTTTGGCACTGTCGCAGATCCACTTGGTACTACGCAAATCGTATTCTAGATTGTCTTTCTGCCACTCAGTGTCGGTCAAGTTCTTGCGATCTTGATGTCGTAGACCCTCCAGCACCTGATCCAGTTCATCACCTGATCGTTGAAAAGTGTGTCTTTCGGGACTGGAGTTTACTTTGGTCATGATTAAAAATGGTACGCCCACCTGGACTCGAACCAGGGACCAAAGGATTATGAGTCCTCTGTTCTAACCAACTGAACTACAGGCGTATTTGTTTATTATAACAGAAAAATATTTAGCGTCAAGCCTGTATCCAGTTGACTGCATCTCTTAATTCGATGCTTTCGGCACCATCGTGTTCGTTCACACGGAACAGAGTACCTTCAGGAATCCACTCTATTTTCAGTCCCACTATGCCACCATCATAGATGCCGGGGTACCGGAGAGTGACATATACTTCTAGTTCTTCATCTTGTTTTTTCTCTACAAATTCAACAATGGCAGGATCAAACAAGATTTCAGGATATTTGCGATTCCATGTTGACCAGCCTGCACCAAACCCAGGTGAATAAACGACTGCTACACAACCCTTACGAATCAACTTGTTCACTTCAAGTCGCCTTTGAGTGTGTGCCAAACCACAGGGTCACAGTTGAGGTAGATGCGATATTTCACATTGTTACGCCAGCGTGTGAATTGATTGACTCGGCGTTCTACCCAGTTGAACATTAACTCGCGAAACCAAAGTGGATTCAAGATAGCCGCAATCATGGCAATGACCAAGAACGGCATGACAAATATCACAGTAAGCCAATGGAATACCAGGGCACGATAGAATCGACCACCCTCTGGTGTAAGTGTAATTTCTTTGTTCATCGCTGTACCTTACGACATTCAAAAACGCCGGGAAACATTTTGTTTTCTCGTACCAATTTGTCCATGTATGCAACCATGGAAGTCCGGGTCTTTTCGCAGTCCTCTATTTCACGAAACTGACTGATATGTTCTATGTTAAAGCCCGGAAGCCCTGCTTTGGTAATAACCAAAAATGTAAAGATTAGTTCGTACATTATTCAACCTCAAAGTATTTTTTAAGATGCTTGGCAACGGTATAGCCTTGCCCCAAGGTAAGTCCGTCAAATTTATATGCAGTATCAGCACAGTCCTTAATTAGCAGTCGAGCAAAGTGGGTTGTGAACTTTTCCAAGTCTTCAGGCGTCATGGTGGTCCAGGTATGGCTGAACTTTTCATCCAGCGTCTGTGCCATCAATTGTTTGACCCTCTTTTGCACGGTTAGTCCATTAAACTGTAGAGTCGATCTTCCCAGTAGAACTCATAACTTTGGCACTGCTCAGCCACCTTGCCCACAAGGCTGGCACGTTGAAGGTATGTGCGACTGGTCTTTGCTTCTTGCAGTTTAGCAATCAATGCATCAATGTCTGCGTTCATACGCTCGTCAAGTGGTGATAGTCTCATACGATTTCCTTAATCTAACCGGCTACCAGCGTAGGCAGTGAAGCCGTATTTCTTAAACACATCAGCCGCCGCTTGGGCACCTGCTTCTAAGGTATCTACATTTTGTACATACATTTCTGCTGGATTCCAAATTTGGAAAGCGCCGGTGTGACTCTTGCTCACGCCTGCTTCTTTCAAAGCCCGGCCCAGTTTGGTATTGCCCTTGACACCAAAAATGTCGACCCAGGCAAATCCACAAGCATACTGATCTCGCCCACCAAGTTTTTCTTGGAAGAAACGTTCAGCGGCCTCACGAGCGGCTGACTTGGCTTCGGCTACGATTGTGTCTACTTTGATACCGTTTACTGTTACTGTCATACAGGGCTCCTTTTAGTTTCTATACAAGTATTATAACAAAATGGGAATTATTGGTCAACCGTTTTCACACGCACATCTGTATTAAGAGCAGGCGTATACTTTCGTATTAGTTCACGCTCTAATGTGTGTGCCTCGCTCTTACCACGCACAATGTCTATGATTGCAAAGTTAATAGCCGACTCGCCAGCGGCACGAATTGCTTCGTACAGGCGCCAAGATTTGTCTTCTGTGCGTGAGCGATAAATGTGCTTGTTGATACGTGAACGCAGGCTCATGTTAATAGTGCGTTGAGTTTTTGCTGTAACACCAATGTAGTACTCCAAACCAATTTGGATGAAGTAAACAATGTGTGTACGGTCCACTCGTTTTTTGCGGGTTACTGTTTTTGTGTTCATGTGTATATTATAACCGATCTTGCCATTTCGGTCAACCAAAATCAAGTACTACAAAAGTACTACTTTTTAGGGTTACAAAAGTAATACTTTGGGTTTAACTATAATTTTCCAGGAATTTGCTCAAGTCCCCGTACAAGTTGGCAAGCAAGGCTTCGCGACTGCCGTAGAATTCAATCCAGGGCTTGCGTCGATCGGCTTTGAGAAAATATGGATCGTGCAGTCGTTGGTCCAACATGACCAACAGTCGGAGGGTGAGTTTGTCAGGATTGATGTCAAAGTGATAACTCTCTACACCCAATTGCTTCATGATTGCATAACCTTCTGCAGTCAATCGCAGTCCCGAACCTGATCTAATGTTCTGCCACCAGTCACGCATGGCCGAGTTAGTGCCAGGACGGTCATCAGGTTTCAGTTGAGCGATTAAGGCTTCGGTGATGGCAAGTTTATCTCGCATTGGGATAGATCTTATCCCCACTCTTGAGTAACACCACAGTGAACTTGTCAGTTCGGAACTGAGTGTTGAGTTTGCGAGCCAGATTGATGGCATGACCACTGTTGGAGAAACTGACCTTTTTGTACTTGGGGCCAGGATACTGGGTCAGTAGATTGGCAGTTTTGAGATTGATAGGCTGGTTGTCAAAGAACACCGCCCAGATGCCTTCGGCCGCAAGCACCTGCTCAGTCTTGTAGGTCTGCTTGTTGGTGTGCTCAATCATCACTTGTGGTTTGGGGCGACTCATTCATTAAACTCCTACATTTATTTATCTCAAAATATACGTAGTTTTAGAAGTCTCGGCCAGCCACTTCCACGGTGATCACTGACTCTTGTTGTAGAGCCTGAACTCGTGCTTGTAAGTCAGTGACAGCCAACAACAATTTGGTAATGTCGGCATGGAGATCTTTGGCATCTCGCATAGGGCACATGAAGTCCCGGGCATTGCGACTTTCGTGTGCTTTGATGAGGTCAATGAACCGGTTTATGTGCAGACTCATTGCTTCTTCAAGAATGGTTTCAGATCAGGTGGTTCCCAACCCAGAGGTTTTAGAACCTTGCCATCTTCACGCTTGCGAACCTTGCCTGTTTCGTGATCAATCTTGGCAAAGTTAGTACGCATGACTTCCTTCCAAGCACCTTCAGCATCAAAGCCTGCTGAGTGTATAGCGCCAATGGTCACAACCAGGATATCGATTAGCGCATCCAGTGCTTCCACATCATCATTGGCAGCCAATGCGGCCACAAGTTCTTTGTGTTCTTCTTCAATGAGATTGCAGTACATGTCAAACAAAGAACTCATTGGACCATCAACTGATTGGTCACAGGCTCTCATAAACTTTTCTTGATCACGGAAGGGGTTCATTACGTGCCTCATCTTCGGTATGGAAAGGACCTTGATATTCATAGCGTTCCAAGGTGATCAGTTTGGGACTTTGTGTCACTGCCCAGGTCTTGCGTTGACGCACTTGATACCAGCCGGCCGCAAACCATGATTTTGATTTGCGCTTCTTGGTAAACAACGGGAGACCTTGTTGTACGTCCCATACAGGATTGTACACTCGACTGCCCGATGGATAGCCTTGCACTTGATAACTGGCCGGCTCCCGGTTGGGTCGGTTGCCAATGGCTTCAAACTCAATGTTCACACGTTGCCGAATCATATTGATGGTCTTGAAACTGGTGACCTTGTTGTCAATTTTCACAGCATAGCCATCATCGGTGGCTTCTATGTTGCCGACCTTGCGATCGTCCTGCTTCAAAATCCAGAATTGATTATCAACTACTGGTTTGGCTATGATGTTCATCTAGGTGTCCTTTGTAAGTTTCGTTGAGCCAGCGAGCATATTGCTCTGCTGACTCTGACAGTTTGTTCAACTCGTACTTGCCGCAAAATTTCATAAATCTAACTCCCACCTGTCCCACATCCTTGTGACTGATTTGTTCACAAATAGCAGAGTCTACCTTGTGCTTGATCTCTTCGGGCTGTGCTGTGAGATCAACCAAGGTACAGTTGCGTTCGTAATCGTCTTTCACACGGTGTTCTTCGCCATTGTGATCGGTCCAACGTTGCAACATTAGATTGTTCCAGTGGTAGCCTTTATTACCGCGATCCGCGTAGGCTTCTTCGAGACCAACTTTATTCTTTGTGCCTTTAGTACGTACTCCCGGATATGCACTAAAAACATTGTCGGAGGAGTCCCCACGCATACACTTCTCAAATAACAACCAGGCCGGATCCGGAATCTTTTTTGGCTGTTTAGTTTTTTTATCAATGACCTGTCGACCTTTAGCATCAAAGATTCCTTCCAAGGTGTGAAGTTCGTCAGTTATACCATTGTATTGGCTGACATTGGGAGCAAGCAATTGTATGAAATCTGTGTCTGAACTGATAATGTAGTGTTCGTCCAGTGGGTGTAATGCAATCCAGCGAGCAATCACATCATCTGCTTCAGCCTCTGGGTGACGTATCACGCTACAGTTTGTGTTGTCACTCAAGTATTTAGTCAGGCTATCAAACGTCTCCCAGAACAACTGATCTTCTTCTTTTTCAGTTTCTGTCAGGGCCGCACGGGCCACAGCACGATTCTTCTTGTAGGGCTCGTAGTAGTCCTTGCGCCATGATCGTCCTTCCAGTGCGAATACCACATGATCTGCAGAAAATTTGCGATGCACCTTGTTGATACTGCTCATCACAATGTGCAGAGCATAGCCTACCTTTTCCCAGGGATCTGCGGCTCGGAAAGCCGAATGACGAGCACGAAAAAATGTGTTAGCAGTATCAATCAGCAAGTATCGCATGTTTAAACCAAGTTGTTGTGTTTGATGTAGTTTAACACATGTTCGGCCCAAAAGCAATGGGCCGCTTCACCGAAATGCCAGGAATCTGGGCGTACCGTAGCAAAACCACCGTTTCTTAACACACTATTGTAGGTATTGGCTGGATCATAAGGTGCCATATAGTTCACACCCCAGTCGTGAGGATTTGCCACACCTGAGAAATCTGAATTGCCGTTAAAGAACACATGCCGAACACCGTTGAGTTTGAGTTCGCGATGGAACTGCCAGATTTCGCTGTGTGCGTGTTGTCTTGCTTCGGCCCAATTGACCCCGATTACAAAATTTCTGTATCTTTCGGCAGCCTCTGATGGCACTTGATCAATACCACTAGCGTTGACTTGATAGTAGGTGCCATTGTACAACCACTCTTGTCGTTCCCAAGTTGACCATTGTATGATTACTAGAGTGTCTTTGACGCTGTCTTGTTGTTGTAGCCAGGCACGTGTAGTACGCATGATTCGAGCATTGCTGGAGGCACTTTCTGCATCACAATGTAGTATGGCTCGGAGATGGTTGGCCAGTTCGCAACCCCAACTCACACGTTCATTGTCTGGATGTGGGCGTCGCCCTAGTCCATAGTACAAACCATCATCTTCTGCAAATGCATAAGAGTTCACTGCTTCGGCAGCGGCAGTGTGACTGTCTCCGTTAACGTATAAGATCATAAACCTTACTGTATAAAAAGTTGGCAAACTTTTCATGTCCATCACTGTATAAATGATATGTTGGCGTGGTTTGCATTTTATTTTCTTTGGCCCAAGTACCTATACTAAAATTATGTATATCAAACACACAAGGATCTTGTTGTATGTGTTGATACATTGTTAAATTTTTGAGGCTGTTCCAATCTAAGTTTCTAAAATCTTTATTGTCGGCTGCCGAAAATAAAAAATATGGAAGATTTAAAAATTTCAATGTCTGAGTCAACATGAATAATTTTGTATAAAAATTTATCATTTGTTTGTTGATATTTTGATCAATTATTAGATGCATGGTAGATTCATCTAAATCTTTATCTTGCAACCATTGAGAAGTAATAAATTTTGAACCTGGATAATCATTGATTCTATCAACATACTTTGATACATCCTCTATCCAGGTTTCTTCACGTGTGACAAAACTAAATCCGATAATTATTAATGGTTGTTGATCTTTTGAAAGTTTGGCACAATATTCTAATGTGGTTCTAAATATTCTATCATTTGAACTGCCACCTTTGGCAAAGTTAATTACAGGAACATCAATCAACTCACCAAGATATTTACTGTAAGTATCGGGTCCTTGAGTTTCAGCAGAATAACTGTCACCATTTACAAAAATCTCTGTAATCAAGAGACCTCTGTGCGTCCGCCACCGATATCTGTAGCGCGAACATAAATGCCTGACTTTTTCATGGCTTCTTCTTGCTCCCACGTTTCCATCACAACATGGCGGCAGACATTTTGGAACCAGCGATCCACAATCTCTGCGTCCGTGTCTTCTTTTTTGAGTTGATAACCTGCACGAATGAGATTGAATATAAACTTGTCATTCCAGTCTAGTTCAAACGCACCTTGATGCAGATTTTCAGGATCAATGTCCATGTGCAAAATTGCCACCCAAGGCTCGCCACGGTCAGTGGCCAGTTGCTTTTCGGTCTTGACCGGCTCCTTGGGTTTGGGTTCAGCCCGGACTCGGGGCTCAGGAGGAGGAGGCTTCTTTTTGAATATATCAAGTATTCCCATCAGGTACCCCATTCGTTTTTAAAGAGTGGCACTTGGAGTCGGTCTGAGTATCTCCAGCCTTTTCGCATGGCCATTTCTGCCACTGATCGATTATTAAGATTGTACACCCGCTCAACCCCACCCACAGGCATGACATACACAGGACCCGTAAAGCCTGCTGTGCGATATTCCAAAACTGCACGTTCTGCATCTGCTAAATCCTCCTCTGTTGCGATTACCAGTTTCAAATATGTATAGCCATATTCTTCATATTCACACACCACATCAGGACAGATAGCATCTGACCATGACTCGCCTGAGCCGGGTAACTTAGCACTCACACTGAATGTGATTTCTCTGTGGAAGTCTTGACCATGATGATAGGTCCACGTGTGCAAGTGTTGTTTGAATTGATCATCTAACTTTTGTGTGCCATTGGTCTCAAATGTAATTTCTTTCAATCTTGACATGCTGGCATGATTCAACAGATCAGGATAAGCACGTTGCCATCCCAACAAGGGCTCACCACCTGTGATCACAAGATGCTCATCTTCCCAACGACGATGTGGCAGGATTTGCATAATACGATCCACAATAGCATTGGTTTCCAACATGGGACTCAAGTCTTTGAATCTTGGATCCCATGACGCATAACTGTCACATCCTGTGGATACCAGGGGCAGTTCGTTGTATGTTTTATAGTAGTGTACTCGGCTAGCAATGTCATTTACTTCGGTGCTGAGTTCGCCTCGGGGCATGCCAAACCCAGCACACTTGAAGTTGCATCCAAACACACGCAAGAACACACTAGGTACACCCATGTACCTGCCCTCGCCTTGTACACTATAAAATAATTCTGCTACTTTTAGTTTACTCATATTTTCTTTGCTTTGACTAATAAATGCCAACCTAGATATTCTTTCACTGCTTCACGCATTTCTTCTGGCATGGCCTCAAACCAAGGCTCTAGTTCATAGACGCCTTCTCGGTACTTGGGTACATTATACATGAAACAATGCGATTGTCTAATCCTTAGCACCTCAAATTTGCCATTTAGCAAATCGTAAATTTCAT